TGGCTCTGGGACTGGCTAAGGCTAGGTTTACGCCCGATTATCTGGACAGAGCAGGGAGGTAAAGCAACCATAGCCGCTTACCTGAAAGACGCTAAGGTAAATCCTAAGCCACTGATGATTAAGCACAGAGATTTCTTCAAAAAAGCGTTACCATATTACATAGACTCAGAGAACAGATGTTTTGTACACGGCGGGATACCTTTATACACAGATATATACTCTGCCACGGTAGAAGAACTCTCTTGGGACAGAAACACCGCTGATGCGGTTCTGAGAGGGCTGAATATAACAGAACATAGATTCAAAGAGATTTATTTAGGTCACACCACAACCGAAAGATACACAGATAAGCCTATTATAAGAAACAATATCATATTGATGGATACGGGGGCTGGATGGGGAGGAAAATTGAGCTTGATGGATGTCGATACTAAAGAAGTCTGGCAGTCAGATAAAGTATCTACTTTGTACCCAGAATGTAAGGGCCGTAACTAAAATAAATGTCAAAACTAACAATACAAAAAAAGAAAACTTGGTCAGTAATGAGCAGGTATATACGTCAGAAATATGCTGATAAAGATGGATTTGTTAAGTGCTGTTCCTGTTCTACAACTAAGCACTGGAAAGAAATGCAAGCTGGGCACTTCGTACCTGCGGGGAGGGGAAATGCTTGCAGGTTCATAGCAGAAAATGTACATCCGCAATGTTTCCACTGCAATATAAACCTAGGAGGTAACGCATCGGCTTATGCCCTGTTTATGCTTGAGAAATACGGAGAGACGTGGATAAGAGAACTGGAAGAAACAGCTAATACTACAGTTAAATTCACAGTTGAGGATTTAAAAAAATTAGAACTTCACTATAAAGAATTAACAGATAATTTATTAAATGATTAAAGAACTTAATTGAGACTCCTAATCCTTAATTGAAAAACCTATGAAAGATAAACTTATCATAACTGTCGAGCTTCCAGAGCCTCCTAAAAATGTTTGGGGTGATGTGGAATCAATGGAGCTATACGCAAAAGTCCATAAATTCAAGAAATGGTGGAAGTTCTGGCAAGATAATTATGTCGAAATGCCTCTGAGAATTATTAATATGGAATCGGAACCCGAGGCTGATTGCCATCCTTAATTGAAAAACCTATGAAGAATTTTAAATGCAAAAGATGTGGAGGCACACATTATTATTCACCTGAGTTTAGGAAAAAACATTCTCTTTGCGATGATTGTTTAATGGGGGCTAACTGGTTCTGGAGATTGATTGATAAACTTTTTTAATGAACCCGAGGCTGATTGATTTGTAACCCCAAAATCCCATGCCATGCAAAAACTGCCACAATGGACAGTCTGGATGCTACTGCCGTAATTATATCCCCATGCAAGACTCAGCCGAGAAGCCCCAACAGCCGAAGGGGGAGAAACTCGAATGGGTTGAGCCGTTCCACGAGTTCGCCAAAGCGATGGGCATGGCTTTCACCCACTATCAAGAGGTTGTGAACCTTATGGCCGAGAAGATGGATAACCCGTTCAGATTCAAGATGCTGGAACTCCCCCAACAGCCCGACAACACACCCGATGTGAAAACAATGAAGCAGAGATTAGCAATGGTAGTTGGTGCGGAATTTGCAGAAATGAAAAAAGGGAATTTTTATTTCAATGCGATAGAAAATTTTGTCGAATCCGAAATCGCCTCAGCCAAAGCCGAAGCAAAAAAAGAACTCAAGGAGGAGCTGTTGGGGAAGATACCTGAAAAGGCAGACTGTACATATGGAAAAAAATGTGACCACTGTTGGGGGTGTGGATATAATGAAGCACGAAAGGAAATCACGGACTTAATTCTAAATTTCGGGGAAGTAGTTATTAAAGAAATTAACCCTTAAATATGGATAACTGTACTGAAATGATGGACAGCATAAATGGATTCTTTTTAATGGGGTGGGGTTTAATAATAATAATAGCGTGTGGTTTAATAATTTTTAAAGACTGATATGGACTTAAAACAATTACAGCAGGAAATGGAGAAAGAAATAGAGAGGCTGAAAGAAGAAGTTAAGGAAAGACATTTTAAGGATAGAAATTATATTTTTGGCGATGGTATTAAAAGAACAGGGAGTTGCGGTTGTGATATTTGTAACTCTTAATTACTATTATTCGCATAAGTACAATGTCTCCAACTCATAAAAGGATAACCAGACATATCCTAAATGATGTCGAATAATAAAAGGAATAAATCGAACATTGTACTTAGCCGATTAATTATCTAACTAAAATATTATGAAAATATCAGATTACCCTAAGTGTAACGGTGAACGCTTCGATAAACTGCGAAGGCAGGAGTTCGATTATTGGCGAGAACAAATGTTCGATATGCTAAAAATGGAGTTGGAATGTAATAAAAAAGGTATGGATGAAAAGGTAGTAAAAGTCATAGCTTGGAATTTAGCCTTTATGATTGTAACTAAAAATTATAAATGAAATATCTGATTATACCAAAAAATTCAAAACCTTTCCTTACTGACTGGTTTGATTATGAGAATAATTACGTCAAAGGTATGATGGTAATTAATTGCACAAAATCCCTGTTCACAATAGACGGAAAAAATTGGGAGGAATTAGAGGAAGATAGCCTTTAACCTATAACTAATACTATGAACAACGATTTAGCCAAATTAAAACTACAGGCGGAAAAAGATGTGCTGGTAAATTTTGATGAAAATGAAAGTAAGATTTTAGGATATGTATTCAAATATATGCAGAAAGTAGCTGATATGTATGAGAAGAAGTTAAAACGTGGAGATTGGATAGTCTGCGATGGTTGTGGAGAAGTTAAAGAAAACGCAAGCTTTTGGAATACCTGTAAGGATTGTAAATAATTATTTTTTAACAGATGAAAGAACCTTGTCCCAAATGTAATGGAGTAGGGTGGACTTCTGAACACGACCCCACTGATACAAGTGAACAGCATTATGCTGGTTATTGTACTTCTTGCCCCATACAAGTCCAATGCGAGTACTGTGAGGCGACAGGGGAAATAGAAGTCAAATAACATTTAACCCTTATGAACAACCCTAAGAAAACACCACAGGAGAAATTCTTTGTTATAGGAGATTGGGTAATATCTGAAACAGACGGAGAGAGACATTATGTAAATGCAAAATCGCTTTGCTATTTATATAATATCAATCCCAAAGATTGTATTTTGGCGGAAAAAAATTGCCCAGAAACATTATTAAAATTTAAGGGTAGAAAACCTATCAAAGTTTTAAGCCCCAGAGCAGATGGTAATTATTGTCTAACTTTTAAAAAAAATGACATCTAAAAAAACACCACAGGAGAAACCCACATACAGCAAAAAACATTGTAAGATACACAGATACTTCAAGCAGGACTGCGACAAGTGTATATTCATAGCCCTTAACGGATTTGATGATGAACCCTCACAGCTATCAAGTTGCTGTAAGGCAGGAATATATGTACACAGCGAAGAAGAGGGAACTAATTACTACATCTGTAGTTGTTGCAATCTCCCCACAGATTTGTTGCAGGAGAAATTTGTTACCTATACCTCAACAGTGTCTAATCAGAAATATGAAGATTGGCTGACCAATGAAATAATAGAATTTGTTAGAAATACCCCGTTAGAAACAGATGCGGTAGAAAATCTTAAACGGATTATAGAAAGATATGAGCGTTCAAAAACGAGCTGGCAATTATTTAAACAATTTTTAAAATCTTAATTATGTCCCCAAACCCAACACCACAGGAGAAAGAGATAGGGTCAGACTTAGACCTGCTTTTAAATCCTTCTGTACAAATGCCGAAGATGTATAGCTTCTGCCAAGTCAGAGAGTTACTAATGGCTTATGAAGAAAGTTTATTGGCTGATTTAAAGAAAAATGGGGCTTGCAAAAAAGCCCTCGCCAATGCCAGACAGGAAAAAGAGATAGAGGAATTTGGAAACCTGCGATGTCCTCAATGTAATATATTTTTTAGCAGTTGTGTAGAATTATGTGAAAAATTATCTGACCTACTCGCCCAAGCCTCCCACAAAGGATTTAGAGAGGCTATGATATTAATGGAGGATAAGCATATGGCTAATCCTGTAATCCCAATGGGAGTAGATGAGTGGAAGGCTCATGGTCTGAAATACCAATACTACGATTACTTCGCACAGCAGGAAAGGGAGAATATTTTAAAGGAACTGATTATGGAATTTACAGAAGCAAAGTTGTCTGATAAGGGTTATGATTTTTATTTCAGTATTATGGATAAATTGGGTAAATAGAAATAACAGATATTATTAACCAAATGAATTATGCGTAAACCAAACTCTAAAGGCTGTATCCCCAGCGAAGATGTATGTCTCAAACATAGTGAGCCATTACTTTGCAGACACGGTTGCGGTCAGGCGATAGAACACAATTGTAAAGACGAAATTCCATTTGGAGAGACTGAAACGAGAGCTTGGAAACTAAAGTAACCCCCTTATAACTTAACAGTTTAATTTTCCAGCCAAACCACGTTTCATTGCGCACGATTGAAACGACTGACTGAGGCTGGTTGGATGAGAGTACAGGCTCAAATGTCCGTAAAACTGACCCGCTAGGGTTGTCCTGTCAAAGGGGCTGGTGTTCGTAGCTGATACGAAAAGAGAACGTCAGAAATCTCTGCCAGCCCCCTGATTACTAACTAATGAATTATGAAAAAATTTATAGATTATAAAAAAGTCTTAGATAATACACCCCAGACATTTTTTGCTATTGCTAATATGTTTAATGACTTAGCTGAGGCTATTGAAAAGCAGGGAGAAGAAATAAAAAATTGTAATGATAATAATGAATTAAATACAGGTCATTTATTAGCTTTGCAGGATAGAATTAAGAAGTTAGAGTAGGCTGTTGAAAGAGAGAAGATATTACACAGTCGAACAATGCGTAAACTAAATTTAGGAAGCTGTACCTGCGACATCTGTAAAGAATAATAAACTAACCCCTTAATCATTTATGAAAAATGGACTTACACCACTGGTTTACTGGGATACAATATGCGCCGAAAAAAAAGTGGGGAAACCCACTAAGACTGACCATGATAATTTTCTGCTGGAAATGGAGGAACATTATATGCTGGAAGGGAAAAAGGAACTGGCACAGGAGCTTGGAAAATACGAATATTACGGCAGGTATGAGTTTACGCAGAAAGATTTAGATGATTTAATCGTATGAAAAGCTGCCCTATGTAATACATAGGTCAGGGTTGTGGATTGTTTGTATTTACAAAATACAAAATACCCGATAAAATGTATTTACAAAATATTGGAAGACAAACTTAAATTTTAATCAAAGGCAGATAAGTGTGCCCAATTATTCGATTCTGTATCGGATTGAGTCCTGTATGGGATATATGCAGAGCGTAGGCTACTGATGGGTGTAGCGGGTCTGGGTGCGTTGCCGAGCGGTAAATGTATAAAGCAGCCCTCTTATCTGCCCCTGATTACAAATTAACCAATATCACTATGTACAGAATATACTACTTTATAAAAGACATACCCAGAGAAATACGCTGGCACTGGCAACGTGCTTTTAGGGGGTACGCAGACTGCGACCTGTGGAATTTCGCAAGCTATATATCTAAGATTATGGACAGGGGGCTTAAAGACTTCGGTGATAATACCAGCGGATTCCCGATGAACTTTAAGTCAGACAAGGATTGGGTTAAGGTCATAAAAGAAATCCGTAAAGGGTTTACACTTTATAACGGGTCTAACGATTATCACGGATGTGATATTAAAAGGATAATCAAAAAACATAAAGACGCTCAGGTAGCCCTAAAAAGGTCTTTCCAGTTATTATCAAAATTTTTCGTAAATTTATGGGACTGATATTAGAACAACCATCGTCTAAAGACCTTCTGGATAAACTTATAGATATAAGAGCTACTGTTATGCGTAGGCTCGGAGTTAGTATAGACCACCCCCTTGTATCTGAACTCACTAAAGAGATAGAAAAAATAAGGAATAAACTTGCGGAAATCAAACGCTAAAGATTACACGCATTAAAAAAGAGCTAAGGTAGTTTATACCGTTAGCTCTTTTGGATTGTCTTAAAACGCCTATTCTGTGGCTCTATCCACTGTTCTGACGACTATAAACCCTCCTAACAGGGTAATTAGTGCGTTCATTGTCTCCTGCGGTAAGACACCATAAGAGTTAAGTGCTACGCATCCTGCGAGCAAAAATAGCACCCAAAAGCGAGTAGATTTTAAGAAAAGAAAATTGTTCATATTATTTTAGGTTAAATAAATCTTTAAATTTTTTCAGGTTATGAGTATCTTCTGGCTCTTTTGCCTGAGTAAGAGAAGTTAGTATACGGCGTACTTTATCTAAGTCCCCACCGTCTTTAATAAATAACTCAGCACCGCCTATGGATAGTTTTGTACTTCGGAATTTCATATTAATATAAACGGTTATTGAAGTAAAAGTGACCGTCTATAATGAATCACATATTCAAAGAAATTACCGTTGGGCTTGACATAGGCGATATGGAATCCGTGTGACCAGTTATCTGACTTTCCTATCAGATAGTCTCCTTTTTTGCATAAACACGGTACAGATACAGCCTTATGAAAGTCGCCTATGCCTCTGCGGGATGTTTTAGAATATACCTGATGGTCGTGCAGGTGTCCGTATCGTATATTGCAGTTCCACACACTAAGCATCTTCTTGGCGTGGTTAGATACTGTATACTCTCCATGTACATAGTACAATTTTCCGACCTTATAAAAGTTATTATTATCTCTGTACGGAATCCATTTAATCTCCCTATCCGCAAGCCCCAGCATAATCGGTAGATTTATAATCCCATCCATTTCTGGATGCTGTTCGATATATTGCTCTACCCAATCCTCGTGATTTCCTCCTTCATAAATTATATCAGCACCCTCTACGCACGTTCTTATCCTGTCTAATATCTCTGTAGCCTGTTCACACTCTTTCTGGAATCTTTTACCCTCTAGGGTAAGTCTTTTACCTCCAGCCAGACTCCAGTGGCTTAGGGCTTGTATATCCATAAAATCCCCCCCAAGGATTACAATATCTGGCTTCTCATCTTTGAGAAAATTATAAATCCCGTCTAGCGGGATATTATTTGGTATGTGCAGGTCAAACAGGGCTACTACTTTGGTAAGTTTTTCTATTTTTGGTAACTTAACTTCCATATTTGTTTGGGTTATTTGCTATAAGTATAGCATTAACCATTCTATTGTCAATCAATTTGGCTTGACATTAATCGCACTTCCGTATAAGTAACCAACCGTCTATTGACAAATATGGGCTTAAAACCCCGACTGGTTTATACAAAATCTTACCAGACCACGGGTCATTACAGACTGGCTGACCGAATAATCCCCCTCCCTTACCAGCCAACCAATTCTGACCGCCTGTTTTAGTTTTCACCCTGAAACATATACCGAAGTTCTTGGCGTTCATATATTTTTTGAGAACCTCTTTCTCCATAATATACTCACCTGTAACTGGGTCTTTAATAGCCTTGTCTGGAAAATAGCTTGTGTTCCTCCACACAAATTCCATACCAGCCTTTTTAAATCCTTCTTTGGATTTAATATAATCCAAGTATCTTGGGTCTGGGTCATTACCCAGCGCGACATACTGCCAGTCTCTTGCCGCTTCTTCTGGTGTGTAAAAACATGCAAATCCACGTTCTGGATAAAGCTTGGATAATACCATACAAAGTGATGTTATTAAGCACCCGTTGGTTCCCAATGTAGAATGTGAATGACCTATCTTGACATCTTTCCACTTACTGTCTCTTTGGCTTAAATATAACATATAATTTGGTTAGAAACTATAATCCCCTTGACTTTTAAAATGATATACTTTATACTTGAAACATGATACACATATTATTAATCATATTTATAGTCTGGTGTGGGTACAGTTTTATTAACGGTAGATATTGAATCGCCGACTTCATGGATAAGACTGTTTATCTCCCCTGTGAGAATAAAGCCTTAACCTGTTTATAAACCTGCTCAGCCTTTTTATATTCTTTTGGTGAAAGTCTTGTTTTAAGGTACTCTAAATCATTTCTTATATTATCAAGATTTTTTACCTTTGGTGATTTAACTGGCGTAGTCTTTACTGTCTCTACTGGTCTGGGGACTATATTATTCTCTGGCTGTAATTTCCTACCCCCCTTACCATAAATAATCGGAAACTCATGTCTTAAAGCACCTTTCTTCGGGGATGGTAAAAGTTTATTCGGTGATTTAAGATTTGTTATAAAATTATTATATGCTGTTTGTTGTCCCGTGGTTGGTGTTATAAGAGTGCTACCAGTAGTATTAGGATTACCGCTTGTAAGCTGTAATCTTTTGCTCATGGGTTTTACAGGGCTTGGCAAGGCTTCAAAATGCTTTAGATTGGCATTTGGCATTTTAGGCACACTAATATCTTTCCCACCTATCCATTTAGCAAATCGTGTTCTTGCGCTAGGGCTTTTAAATATATGTCTAATACCTACAGCCATTAATGCGGGGACATTAACGTGAGATGCTATAAGCATATCCATTCCATCTAATGTGGATGTATCAGCCCCTAATTTTTTCGCTATTATCTTAGCAGAACTATATGCACCTTGTATTTCTTTATTAAGATTTGCATAGTTATTAAACCCAAGGTTTTTAGTTTCATTTGTAAGAAATTGTCTGGCTGTATTATCTAGGGCGGTTAAATCAGTTACAGCTTTAGAGTTATTTTCTTTCCAATACCCTAATTTATTATCTTCTAACTTCCTTTTAAGAAATTGGATGTCGTCTAAATTTATACCTGTGTTAGTTAAATCACGTTGTATTTTATCGAATCTTGCTATATCATCTTGATAACCTACACTTACTCTTATCGCTGGTCTGTCATATAATTTTTTTAATTCCTTAGTCATCACTTTTATAAACGGCTGGTTATACCCCCCAAAGTATTGTCCTTTGGTTGAGAACCAATCATCTACACTGCTCTTGGCTTTAAGGTAATAATCTATATTGTTTTGTAATGATTTTACTGGAGTATCTACCAAACCCCTGTTTGATTGCCAATTCCCAAAATCCTCTCCAGTCATACGCTTAAATTCGTTGCCTACAGTTGTTTTACCTGTAAACATAGGTGATGTATTTGTTTTATAGACATTATTAAGCACCTTGGAAGCCATTGCTGGGTTCTTTATAGTTGTAGCCTCATCTAGCTGCGATTTAAGTTTTAGTACATTATCAGAGAAAGTTTTTACATTTTTTACAGTATCATCTAAAACTTTACTAATCGGTTTTTCAAACACATCTTTCGGTCTGTATTGGAATCCCACTAAATCTAAAACAGACCTAGGAAGGTCTTTAGCTTCTTCTGGTAAATTATTAATTATTGTATCTAGCTTCTGTCTTATCTCTGGATTAGTGGATTTAACATATAAATCCTTAATCCCTTGTGTGGCGTTAACTATCTCTGGTCTTAAAGCACCCGCACCCGCTATATAACCAGCATAAACTGGTGCTGTAGCTGTTTCTAAAGTGCCTGTCACTACTTTCTTCAAACCGCTTGCGCCCTGCCGTAGTCTGGGGAGAAATCCTTTAGGTGTTTCTTTATATTCTTTTGTAACGGGGTCATAAGTTTTATCTCCTGTCGTAGCTCCTATAATTTCTTCCATACCAGTCCTGCCCCTATCATAACCTCCTTTGACTACACTCCCGACTGTTTCTACCGCTGACTTAACTCTGGATGGTATTTGCGTGACATCCAGTGAAAAAGGAGAAGCATTTTTGAAAAGTGGTTTCTCTATTTTAGGTTGTTCTTTAGCGATAATAGGTCTTACTGGTTGCGCCACGGGGCGTACAGGTGTCTGTTCATTTTTGGCACGTTTAACAAACTCAGTTATTATATCATTTGTAGCTCCTTTTTCTAGTAGTTTTTTTGCGTAATCCTTTATTTCTAAATCTGTATATGGCATAGTTATTGTATTCCTAATTCTTTTAAAATATCGTCTGCTGTCTGCCCGCCAGAACTTTATGTTTTCTCTTTCGGGCTTCTGTATAGCTGGAGTCTGATTTCTGGGTATTTAGCCTGTAGTTCGTTTATTACTGGAAGATTACCCTGTCTCCTAACAGCGTTATGAGTGTTCAGAACAGAGCCAATCATCTCGTCTAATTTCGTCTGGATAGTATCAGGCTGGTCTTTCATGGTAGTAATCAATGGTTCGAGAAGTCTTAATTCGGATTCGGTCATAGCTTTTCCGATAGTTTTTGAAAGGAATCCTCTTGAAATATCGGTGAGTATAGAGGCTAACCTAACACCTTTCTGCCGCTGTGCATCTGTAGCCGATGCAGGGAATTGAATTAAAAATTCATTTAATTTTTTATCGAATTTACCAGTCATATTCGGTAATTGTGCGGCTAACTCTCTAGCCTCAGAAGCCCTATTAACAACCTCTGACATAGTTGTTGCGTCTGAGAAATCTCTATCTACAGTTTTTAACAAACTATTTTCAAGATTATTCATAGCCTGCACTGGCTTACCCTGATTTATAGGTAATCCGATAGATTTTCTTGTATTTATATCTGGATTTCCGCTTGCAAGGTCAAATAGATTCATAGCAACATCGCTCCAAGGCTGACCCTGTGGAGTCATATATCCCAATAAGATTTGTGCATCTGTTTTACCTGATGCTATACCTCTACGGATGTCATCTTGTATCAAAGCCATATCCTTATCCGAAGTACCACGACCAGTGTACATAGGATGTACTGGTGATAGGTATGACACCCTACTCTCTATCTCAACCCTACCCTCTTGTGAGGGTACACCTAGTGCTGTAGATTGAGCTGAGTACGCTTCGTGTACCATTCTATTTAATTGTCTTTCATCTGCACTACCTCCAACAACAGGGAAATCTTCTAAACTTAAAGCTCCAGATTTAATTTGCCTTAAAGCAGTATCTACATCGGTATTCCCAGTGGGTCTGATTTCTGAGGATTGTAAAAGTTCAGATGAAGAACCTGCAATAGCATCCTCTTTATCTTTTATTTCTTTTAGATTACTCCACATAGTAATGTCAAGGTGAGAACCGTCTCCGCCTTTACCAGCTATTACATATCCAGTATTACCCAAAGCACCTAACACTGTAGAACTATCAACATCCTGTCCTACTGTTACGCTAGTGGAATCTAAATGACTGAATTGGATTATCTTCCCATCTTCTGTTTCTATAAGAACATTATTACCAAATCCAGTTTTAGAACCATTTTTATCACTTTCAACTCTTATTACTTTACCAGTAACAGGAGATTTAACTGGGTCGCCTATTTTACCGTCTATATCAAGCCCGTAACCCCAAGGAGAACCAGTCATTACCTGACCAGTGCCAGTATTAGCAATCCAGTTCGGGTCTAACCCGTTCAGGTAGTCCGTAGTCATTTGTAGTGATACAGCACCAGTCCCACCACTAGTTCCACCGCCCGTTCCAATCCCAGACGGATTAAATGTTCCGCTAGAACCATTTTCTTTATCACCTAATCTTTTTTCTGCCCTTCCTGCTAATGTTAATTGTGGATAGCCATTTGAATCTACCTTAGGTTTTACATTACCATCTTTGTCTATTTGATATACATATCCTGTCTGGTCTGCATATTCCTTCATTAAATCAAAATTGTACTTCTTAGTAGCTTCTGCGGCTTTGAGGGCGGCTTCCTGTTCGGCTGTCTTAATAGCCTGTACCTGTTTGCCGTAATTTAAGTTATTCTGCATTAACTTCAAATCTGTATTCTCATAAGCCTCGGAAGTCTTATTGAAAATATTGTCTATGTTTGTGAGTAAATCATCATTAATCTGCTGCAATCCTAAAGCCTTTGCGTTGGCTATTTCTATAGTTCTGTTTGTAAATGCCATACTAGCCTCTGTCTGTAAATCAGCTACACGGGAAAGTTCTATATCATAACCCAATGCTGTCTGAGTGTACTGTTTAAGGAAGTTGTTTTTAGTCGTTGCCATCACCGTAAGGGCTGCACTAGAACCCTCTGCTCCCCAAGCCTCCATCTGACCTTTCAGATACCCTTCCATCTTGGCTTCGTTGGTAAGTATATTGTCTAAAGATATGTCTTTCTCAAGAGACAATTTTCTCTCTTGGTACTTCATGTTGTTCATAGCACTAAGCATGGCTTCATCTACTTTATTAGATGCTGTGTCAAATGTGTTCATTACCTCCTGTTTGGAAGTTTTAGTAGCTCTTGCAACCTCCTCAGATAAGTCTTTTAATAGGCGTATCTGCTGTGTCAATCCTGTATCGGCAATTTTATTATTGACTGCTAGTTCCATTAACGCTATATCATAAGCGTTAGCGTCTTTGGGGAGGTTCTCACCAGAGTAATCTGGTAATCCGTCTGCACCTTTTCTGAAAGATACTCCGTTACTCATCGTAAATGAGTCTCCAGTGTCAGTGATACCAGCACCGTTTAACTGGGTCTGGCTGGGAGTGTTCAGTATAGCGTTTACTTTAACTTTGAGTTCCGCTGGGCTTAACCCCTGAGAACCTAACTGCTGTATCTTAGCTAAAGCTTCTGGTGTAATCTGAGTACCTCCGTTATTTGTATAATTCGTTATTGTATCTCCTATAGCTGTACCTGCTGCTGGGTCTACACTATTAAGATTAGCCAGCATCTTGTCGATACTCTCTTTGTAGGTAGAAATCTCATTTTTAACATCAGCTATCCCAACGGTAGCGTCTCCTAACTCCATCTGGGATTTCTCTCCTACCTTTCTCCACCAGTCACCAAGAGCCTGAGCATCCGCTAATCTGGCAGCGTCAGCCTCTTCCTTGGTCATACCGCTAGTGTCTGTCCCCTTGGGCTGTTCACCTACACCTTCCATAATTTTATCACGGATAGCGTCTGCCCTACCTTTAGCGATAGCACCGCTTACCGCACCGTCTGTACCATCCATCTGTCTAGCCCGTAGAGCAGCATAAGGGTCAAATACTTCACCCTCTTTAGGTTTTACATCAAATTCACCCTGAATCCTTTTATTATTCTGAGCTATGTATTCCTCACGGGTCATACCCTTTTCTTCCCAGATAGGTACACCATCGTTTAACGTAGAAGGAGTCGGTTTAGGTGTCTGAGCAGTACCTCCACCCATCCTGTTCCTAATCTCCTGCTGGTTTTTCTGAGCATCAGTCAGCACAGGTGGAGTCATAACAGACCCCGCCTTTTTGTCGGCAGTATCATATTGTGATATGATTTTGTTTGTTGCTGGTGAATTGGCTACAATCGGTTTTTCACCGATTTTTTGTATAACCTTGCCGATATTAGGTTGTGTCTTTGACATTTTATTAAGTTAGTTCTATTTTGTAAGTAGTGCCTGTTCCACCGTTATTTCCTGCTGTTGCGGCTGTTGCGTTAGTTGTGTTACCAACTGCTCCGATAGCTCCCAAAGACCCGCCTGTTCCTCCAGCGACCTGTAAAGTCCCAGCACCGCTTTTATCTTTATAAATCAGAATTATCACTCCTCCGCTTCCTCCGCTTCCTCCGCTTCCGCCCGCACCAACACCTCCGTTAGCTCCAGATGAACTTCCCCCCGCACCTCCATCACCTCCATTTCCTCCATTAGCCTTTATCGTTCCTCCATTAACAATTGTTTTAGCCGCCACCCACACAGTTCCTCCTGTACAGCCATTTCCACCACCACCACCGCCGCCGCCACCACCATTGCCGGAAGAAAAACCAGCACCTCCTCCACCTCCACAAGACCTCCCTGAACCTGAACTTGTGTAAAATCTTGTTCCTACTACAACATCGAAAAGAAGTTCAGCGATACTTAATGTTTTCACTTTCAGTGAGCTTGCCGCAAAAGTTCCAGCCGCACCTGCTGTGCCGCCTATACCTCCTGTAGTTGGTACTCCAGGGCAATCTCCGCCATGACCGCCTATCTTACCTATTAGTCCGATTACACCTATTCCGTTAGTTATGTTGTCACCCGCTGTTCCGTTTGCTCCGCTAGCTCCGCTAGCATTAGTGTTTGCGCCAGCCCCTCCTGCCCCTCCTATTTTACCTATAAGACCTGGAGGAACTGTAACACCTGGCGCAATAGTAGCTCCTGCTGCACCTGCTGAACCCGCCGCTCCGCCTGTTGTCGTGACCGCAACCGCTCCAGCACCTCCATTTCCTCCTGCTGAACCATTATTCTGTAAAACTCCAGTAGCTTCTACTGTAAAAGTTCCTGTCGCATAAATCCTATACCCACCAGTATTTAAAGTAACACCTGCGGGGATAGTGGCATCAGTGGCAAAAATATCTGCTGTTAAAGTACCACTTGAAGCCGTGTAAGCTCCAGTAGAACCATTTCCAAAAGCATTATTACCGTCAAGTGCTGATAGATTAACAAATCCTGTCGCAAGTTGACCAGAAGAATTTAATACAGGTAGTTTATTTTCATCACCTGCACCAGAACTTGTCTTGGCAGTCTGAGATACTGGTATTACGTTAACAGCACTAGAAGTTGCATCTGTAGCTGTTCCTGCTCCAATCTCGGTTGCAGAAGCGATGTCTACTTTACCTCCTGTGTGGTCTGCCGAATTGGGTGTAACTGAACCAGATGTCATGTTAGCCCAAGCACCTGTTATGTATTCCTGATGTACCCCAAGAGCTGTGTTGTAGATTATCATACCATTCGCAGGTACAGTAATCGCAGCGTCTCTTGCTGTAGCGTCAGCATAAACAGGGTGCAGTAATGATTTTGTCATTGTAACAGCACCAGTGAATGTCTGTGCGCCTGTGCGGGTTGTAGTAGAAGGGTCAGTTGTCAGATAAGATTTAAGAATATTAACACCTCTCATCAGAGCATCTGTCGAAACAGCTACTCTAGTCCCCTGAGCGTAACTTTTAGCATAAGTCGCTGAACCAGTCTGACCAGTGCCGTATCTAAGAAGCCCTCTCTGGACTGTATTGAGCCTTGTGATACCAGTAGTCGGTGTATCAGCGGTAGTAGAAGCACAGCAAATCCTCTCTGCACCGTTGCCAGTCTCATTTAATGGGTCTATGGTGAAATCCAGAGTATCACTCTGTAAAGTGACCGAAGTATTGTTATCATCTTCATCGACAAATTCCACATCTATTGCCGTAGTTGTGGCTTCTATTGATAAATCGGTCTTTAAGAATCCTGTTACTTTAGATTCTATACCTGATATTGTTGGCATAATGTTATTTAGTTAGCTGAAACCCAGTGATTATCTGGGAACAAATTTAAGTTAATTGAATTATCTTCTTCTCCTATTATCATAAGGGCATCCATTTTCCACCAGTAACCCACACCTGATGAACTCAGGTCTACCTGTACCTCAGCACCGTCTCTGAACTGGTCTGGGATAGGTAATATGGCTACAAACCTTAGTTTCTGGAAGCCAGAGCCTACGGAGTTGTGACCTACTATCTCTGAACCTATAACGTGTGACCATAAAAGAGAATTTGTGTCATAAATCTGTTCTTTAGTAATAGTGTAGGTAGTTCTTTTCCCGTCTATATAGACCTTAACGTGAATTTCTGTAGGTGTGGTCATCTCCCCAGCAATGAGTATGTTCTCATAAGTGTCTATACCTATATCTCCCATATCAACCTTTTTAGTCCTGAACTGGGCTGAGATAGGATGACCATTATCACTTAATATGTTCTCGTTCCATTTATAAATCTTAGACGAGAGAGAGTCTCCCATAAGGAGCATCTCTTTATTGTTTTCGTCATTAAGAATAGCGAATGAACCTGCGTTTATATTGTAGATTGTCCAAGCTGGTTCTCCTAAGTCTGTGGTCTGGTTTAAATGACCTACAAAGATTACGTTGTTATAATTAGCAGCCCCCAATGGTGCGGCTATGTAAAGTTTCTCCTCGAATACTATAGCCCTCATGGTGTCTTTGGCTATAGCTCGGTTAATCTGGTCTGTTAAAGGTGTTATCTTTGTGGAGTACCTTTTAGACTCAGAACCACCTAACTTGGTCTGCTGCTGGGAGAAACCTCGTACTCCGTCTCCTTTACGGTTAGACATAGTTACTATGTCATTAAGGACTTCGACTATACATTCGTGGTTTATAGACCCTCCGTCATTGAACTTCTCCAATACTCTCATAACCGAGACAGATGTAGATGGTTCAATTACCACATCTCCTCTGTATTTTGAGTTTTCTTTATAAAATATAATATTACTATGTACTGCTATACCTGTGAGTTCCTGCCCGTCTCCGTCTCCTATCTGAACGTAACCGCCGCCAGCCCAGTTATCACTATCAGGAGCATAATAAGAAGTAGAGTTGTTATTCGTCGCATGGTCACGGTGGTTACCGCCTCCTAATAGATATGCTATATTAGCACCTTGGAAGTATTTGTAAAATCTTAAATCATTAGTTGTGTCTGCTGGGGTTGTGATGTTGGCTATAGAACCAGACCCAGACCATTTCTTAGGTGTGTTGCCTACTAATCCTGTACCGAATATCATCACGTTCTTGTGCATAATCGCATACGGGTTTGGTACGGCTGTTCCATAATCTCCTAAGTCTGTCCAAGTGCTTGCTGTCGTGGCTGTATTAGGCAGAGAGTAGTAATGGTCTGCATTAGCGAATACCAAGAACTTAGTGCCTCCACGGAAATAAGCAGGTGTCATCATAGGGATACCGCCTGTTATCTCGAAAGAATTAGTCACTGTTCCCCTGCCTGTTTCCGAGTCCATAAAAGCAGTTCCTCCCGCACCAGAAATATCCGTTCCAGAACCTTTCGCTGATGTGACTGTTATTGCACTGGCACTTGTTATATTAACACTTCTTATTATAAATTTATCTGTTTCAAATACACAAGTTTCCAGTGATGATGTGGCAGTCCTTATAGCTGCCTGTATTCTGGCTGCTATTAAAGCCATTGTAGTGTCTGTGGAAAAATTCAGACCAGTTATATCATATTCAACACCGTTTATAAATATTGTGAATGTACCGTCTGTAACAGCGTTCCAAGTGGCTACAACAGAAGTAGCGGATGCCCCGCCTGTGAGATATGCTGGGTTATACCCCACACCCTCATTCCATAACTCAAAACCTCCTCTGGTCTGGACATATCCTGCCCCTACGTTTACGTTTTTACCTATGACACAATAATTATCACCAACCTGATGTTCTGCATCAAGTGAGTTTATGCCGAAATTGAAAGCTCTGTTACGATAAATTGTCATTTATAATCGATTTAAGGGGGGTCTATATTGCGTAGGCTATACCCATACGTTAAAATTGTTTTCGTGGCTGTAATAGCCTAAAAAGGGGCTTCATTGACACGCTATTAAGGCTGTGTGGCATTAGTATCTGGGTATCTTCTGGATAATTTGCGTTTCTCATAAATGTTCTGCATCCTGCGTAATGGATGTTTGGTCTGGACACGGGTTTCGTTCCAGATATTGTTTAAAAGCCCGAAAGCTGAGTCAGGTGTAGGTGTGGCTACGTTGCCCCCGTTGCCGTATCTCAACTGGAAAGCCCTTGAAGTCCTGCCTTGGTCACGCCCGTTAGACTGTCTTTCTAAGAGTCTTGCGGCTGCGAGCATACAGATAGGTTCATCGAAGTCTCTTGAAAGCCCAGTTTCATCACTGGCTTCTGTCATCTCTGTAAGTTCCGCTTCGTACTGCCACCTGAATTTATCTTTCCAGATAATGAAGTACAAATCTCCTGTCCCAGCAGCGTAAGTTGCGCCGTCATAAGTACCGTGTGTGCCGCCTGTGTATACTGAGGCAGCGGAATACTCACAGGCTATGTAATTAGTTGCGCTTACAGTATAACTCCCGCTTAATACGGTTGCGTATACCGTAGCCGCTGTCAGAGTATAATCTAGGTCGAAGAACATATTATAGTAATCCGAATCCTGAAATTCATCTATGTTTATTGTTTTTGAGTCCAGAGCTGAACCTGTAGGTACTCCTGCTAAGGTTGCATAAAGTGCAACCGTTACAGTGCCAGTCGGAGAGCCGACCTTTTTCAGCCTGTGTGTTACACCCTGTATTGAACTTACCGCTGTGAATGTCTGGAAAAGCCTTTCTCTGGCTGCGGCATCTCTCAAGCCTAAGTCTGCGGTTGCGGTCTTGTTAGATACATCTACCCCTTGGTCTTCGTCATCGTGAATCCTGATAACCTGTCTTCCGTTTAAATCTGTTATTACGGCAGTCTGGTCAGCCTTATCAGCAAAGAATTTGGTCTGGTCTACCAAATCGTACTCTTTATAAAGTACATCTTCCTCGTCTGAGCCGTAAGTTAAATAGTCTGACCTCCTGAAATTATAGGGTATGTTAATAACCCCATCCACAGCCTGTGTAGTTGAGTTCTTATACTGAGGATTCCAATTCCTATAGTGGTTGACATCAGTTAATAAAGCATCATTCAATGCCCTGTCTCTTTGTGTCGGGGTAAGATTACGGGTTTCACTCCTCTTTAACACTTCCGTAAGCCTAATCCCTAATTGAGCTTTTGTAGTTGACATTATTTAATTTTAAGTTCTATAATAGTGCAGAGTTTTGTAAGTGCCTCAGTATTCTGATTGAAGGCTATATTAGAGTGTTCTACATGGTTAGCTGCGAACCTATAGAATAACCAGCCGATAAGCCCTACCAGCCCTATAAGAGCTAGAATTATCCCTACTGTTCCATATTCTCCGAGCTGTACTAACGAATTTGGCACTATTTCTTCCATGTTAATTTGGGGTTACTCCATTTTAGTTTTTCTTTCATATCATATTAAATAGGAAGCCTGCTGTGGCGACTGCTGGCAGTGTATAGGTGATGTCTATCTTGGGGTCACGGGTGGTTCCTGTGTATGAACTATCTTGGAATGAAGTTCCGCTTAAATTTCCATTCGCCCAAGTTCCTGCAAAATTATTGTCCGTGTCCCAATTGTTCCTTATGCCGAATTTGCTGTTGGCAGTCTTGCTAACATTAGCCCTTCCGTTGGCATCCAATGTGAATAAATTGTAGGCGGTGTCGTTCACACTCAGGCTTCCTGATGCGATTGATGAGAATGGTGTATCACCCAATTGCGAAAAATCCGCATTTGCCAACACCGTGTCCGACGCTGGTGTGGATGCGACAACATCTATCTCGAAAGCACCAAGACCTGTGAATTGCCCCTTTCCCCATAAACCGACAACGGCGGCAGTCACAGTAGCGGAAGATGTCAGGGCAGAGGTGTCGAATAGAAATATACTCCTACTAATTCTTTCGAATTGGTTAGATGTCGCTGATGAGTTATTATAGGTGATTATCCCATTTTCACCACTCACCGTTCCTGCCCCAGCCCTAAGTGTGGAATATGTAGCATCTTGTCCTGTCCTCTGGCAATAACCGCTCACCGTGCTCCCTGGAGTCGAATACTTGGTCGGAAGTGTGTCGAAAGATAGATTCAACGCAGGCCAAGGCTTCGTAACCATATCCCAAGCGTGTAACACCCACCATAAAGGCTCAAAAGCGAACCATAATCTGCGTGCATATTTCTCATTGGAACGGAAGCTCGTCTTTAACTCCACCTTATCGCCTTTTCTTTTAGCCGAGTGGGTGAAGAAGTTATTACCTAACTCAAGGATTTTAGTCTTTAGGGGTAAATCCTCTTTTCTTATCCTTAAAACATACCGAAACCAGCGTTTCGTAAATCTGTTGTTTAAGAGAAACAAAAGTTTGGATTGGTGTTGTTTAAAGAAATCTTTATCGAAGACCATCGTAAACCAGATTAAAAATTAAAGATTAACAAGCTAACAATTCTGTAAAAATTCATCAAGTTGCTCTCTGTTGTTGTTTCTGTTGCCATATTTTCTATGAAATTCTTTATGTGCTTTATCGGATAGCGTGATGCCGTTGTCGATTGCGAATCGAAGTTCAGGATGTGATGAGAAATTAAGGATGTGGTGGGCGACTAGAGAACCACCTTTTATTTTAGTTTTCTGGCAAGTGTATCCATCACGGGCGAATACTGAATTTCTCCATAAATTTCCTTCAATGCTATGCCTTATCATATCGCTTTCTTTGGCTATTCCTCCTTTCCAATTAACATTGTTTTCTCTTGAAGTGTCCCGTGGGCCGAACGAACCTGAATTTGGTTTTACTTTTCCTTTTGTACCTTTATTCCATGTTTTTTTACCTTTATGTGAATCGCTTAGTCTTTTTCTTGTTTCTTCTGACACATACTTTCCGATCTGTGCCTCTGATATTTTTTTATACTTTTCCTTTGAGCCAGTTGATTGGCCCAAACCAAATCTTATCCCTTCTGAATGACCTTTGATGAATTGACCTTTATCATTTCTCATAATTAGATTACAATATAATCTAGCAATTTTGTCCAATTATGAACCCGTCATAAGTATTATTTCCAGTACGCACAAACCCAAAGGTGTCCCGCTTGTTTATGGTAGCCGTAAGGGTTGGTGCAGAACCTCCCGCTCAGCGGATTGTTGCAAACCAAGCTGCTATTGTAGATACCACAGCACCCTGCAAAATCGAGACGATGAAGCATTGGGAGTTCACCGCGTTGGCGACGGTGAACGTAATGGCAGTACCGTTGGCGTGCCCCGAGACGTGGTGTATGTTGTTCAGCGCGCAGTCCAAGGCAACTGTCTGTGCGCCTGTGGCTGGTGTGTATGTTTTACCGACCTCGGACGAGCCAGCCGTGACCGTCTTCCCCGTCATAGTCCCTCCCGCAAGCTGTAGGAAATTGTTTAAAATCGAAGCCTGCACTCCAAACGTAATATGGTTTATGGCCGCATTGTAATAGACGTTGATTTCGGGATAAGTGCCTCCTCCTACCGTGGCGTCCGCTATGAACTTGAGCCATAGCCTTTTACCCGCTGGTACTGTCACTCCTGTCGCCACATGGGAGTGAAGGGTATATTCCGTCTTCACGGCGGTGAGAGTGGCTGTGTCGTCGGAGTTCGACCCGATCTGCGTGAAATTAGAAGTGCCGTCCGCATCGACATAACCTAATTGGCATCTTAAAACAGTCGGGTGCTTCCCCGATGCCGTAGTCACATTTGCATTGAAGTGAATCTCCACAATCTCCCCCGCCTCAATTGTGAAGGGGGTAGGGGTTGCCGCCGCCGCCGATTTGAAGGTGATGGTCGAAAGGGTCTGCGGGTCTGTGGTCGGGGTTTCTGTCAATGCCGTTTCGCTGTCTGTAAGGGATTGCACCAAAGTTGCATTGCCGAGCCAATAGTTCAGCCCGATATTGATGCTCTCTTGCAAGGTGCGCAAATTGACGGCATCGCCTTCGTCTACAGGGTTGGCGACATTTTTGATCAGGGCGTTACCCATATTAAGGGTATCCCCCGCTGTCCTTGGGGTGATTGCAGTTCCGCCTCGTTTGAAGGGAGGATATGGTGTTACTCGTATATTTGGCATAAAATTTTAAGTTATGAATACGGATTGGCTACCGCTAAAGCCACTCTAAAATAAGTGGTGAATTTAACTCATTGCTACATAATCGACTCCTTCGCCGTTAACCGAACTGTCAACATAAACGGTAGTTCTGTTGGCTATGTCTAAAGTAACTGAATCACCAGCAGCGAGTATAATCCCCTGATTTGTAACTGCGTCTACTGTTAAATCTCCTACATAAATACTGCCTGTGTTAGCGAGTTTCGCACGGATATAAATACTTCTGGTAGCAAGTGAAGCACCAAGAGTAACCGCTGTGCCTGAAGTGGCTACCGTGGTGTTACCAGAGGTAAGGGTAGTCGGTGTTGCTGTAGCCGTCTTAATATCTGCCACATCCTGCCCAATATTTACCGTTTCCTCCCCTATATACCTCAACTGCCCATGTATATTCCCATCCACATCCGCAACTGCACCGACAGCACCCATCTGAGTATCATCGGTTGCTATAGTAACAGGAGCAGAGCCAGCCATTAAGCCAGTGCCTAGTGTCGGCTGTTTAGCGGCTGTGGCTAAAGCAGAAGTTGAAAGAACCGCACCTGCGCTATCTACACCCTGAACAGCCACAACGGTAGTAGCCGTAGTACGGGATGTATTAGCTGCGTTTATAGTCGCCCTCGTATCTGTCCCGCCATCTTTTAGTTCTACAGCACTGATTTCTATATCGGCAGTCTCTAGGTTCACCACAAGCTCACCATCTGAGTTTACCTTTACAGCCTGTGGATTAGTCCCATCAGTACCCATAATAAGCATACCTTTGGATGGAGTGCCTGAGCCGTCTGTATAAACAGCATCTTCAATGTTGCCTAATGTTTCTTCTGTGGCTGGGTTTATAACCACACCGAGTTGATTTTGTAACCCTATTTCTGACGCTCTGTCTGACATTGTTTTATAAATTATATATTAAACGGCACTCCTGCCTTATCTGCGAATTTTTTGAGTTCTTTAGCCTTAGAATCTATATATAGATGTTTTCTGACTAACTGCAAGCTCTCATCTCTAAGTTTGGATATGTTTTCTTTTTCTTTTATTATGTCTGTAAGTGTATTATTAAGTTCATTCTGTGCGTCAAGAAATTCGCTATGCGCTAAATCTTTATTCTGAACCAATACCCCTATCTGAGATGAAAGAATAATCTTATCCTTGGACATTTTATCTAGTTCGTCTTTTTTGGTCTGTATGTCAGAAGCCAGACAGTCTTTCTGCGTTAAAAGTATTCCTATCTCATCAGAATGTGATTTTTCCTCAGTCTGGTTAGATATTCTTTTGGATTCTGATTCTCTTGCCAGACTATTGAGTTCTTTTTTCTTTTCTGATATACTGCTTAATACCTGCTCAAGTTCGTTCTTTAAAACTAGATTTTGTGATGAAAGATATTTATTATCTGACCCCAACGAAGCGTTGGATATTTTTAAATCATTTATATGCTTATCTAATAGCAGGAACTCATTGTGTTTAAGTTTGTTCCTCCCCTCAAGTTCTGTTATAAATGACTGTGAAATAAGTTTGTTCTCAGATAATTTCCTATTATTTATCTCTGTAAGATTCTTTATGCTTTCCTCAAGTTCCTTTTTCTTTATCTCAAAAGTGTCTATACAATACAAAAGGTCAGAATGTTGAATCTGCAATTTCCCTATTTCTTCCTGTGTGTTTTTATCATCCATAGAAATATATTTTACCGAAGTGGGTAAAATCCACCTCTATTTTGAATGGTTAATTTTGCATACTGTACAAGTTGCCCCACCGCCTGAGCGACCAGATATGATGGCGTTTACCCATACTGCTGCTTCTGAGTTCAAAAGAATAGTTTTATGGAGAACTCCTGCGGAAGCGGTATAACCAGTACCTCCGTCTATGGATGCACCATCTAGCGTGTCGACTGTATCTACATAAGACCATTTATTTGTGTCTGATGCAGCGGATGCAAAATCTGGCATAGCCTCTGAGCCAGAAATCTGGAATTTAACAACAAGAGTAGAACTACCCGTTGTGTCCAGTGTGAATAAAAATTTGTCCCAGTCTAAACCATTACATGGGTTTCCTATCCCATCGGCTTGTTTATCTGTGAAAAATGTATGAAATTGTTTCATTTGTTATAAGTTAATTATTTACCAAGTTGTTCTTTGTACATTTTGTATAATTTGCGTTCTTCCCTGTTAAGGTTAGCCCACCTTTTTTCAAGGAGTGCGTTAAACGCTTCTTCTGTGCTGTTAGTTACGACCAGTCCCTTATCCGTCAGTGATTGCGGTTGTTTCATTACGGGTTTTAGCTCTGGTTCTTTTTCTTCTGTAGGTTCACTTATACCCTTTTCTTCTTTCCATTTATTAAGCTGGGCAAGATTCATAGTCCTGCCGCCGATTGTCCAAGTTTGCGTCATGTGTTTTTAGTTTAAAAATTAAGAATTTTAGTCAAGTAACTCTAAAATCTGCCCTGCGTAGAAAATCTCTAATGAATCACATACTAAGGTCTTTAAAAATTCCTTATCGTTGTCATCAAGCTCTACCAGTTTTTTACCGTCTACTTCTGGTACATTCAGTTTCTTAAACAGGTTGTATTTCTGTGTTACAACTCCTACGGAAGTGTCTCCCATAGTTTTAAGTACAGAATGAGTAAGCATAGCACCTAGTGTGACTGCTTTATCCTCAAGAGCCTGTGTCTCTACTAATTCTCCGTTGACTTCTTTCATAACTGTTTTCCTTAGCTTGGAAAACGATTCTGAACCGTCAATGTTATAAATTTGTGTATTTAGGTCTAACATAATGTGTTTTTAATTATTAAATTTTTTATAAGTTGGTATGTGTTTGTCCTCTAGTTGTTTATTTTTATCCAAATCGGATAATTGTTTCTTAATCATCTCTGTTTCGGCAGGTGTAAAATCTACTTCTATTTCCTCCTGAGATGTCCAAGAGATTTTATCTCCGTCTACCTTAACACCGAACTTTTCGATGTCTCCCTGTTTTACTGTTACCTTATCAAGTACGTCTTTCTTGATAATCATTTCAAGAAAGTTACCTCTCTGTGGAAGTACGTCAGCTATAACCAGCCGTTCTGATAAATTGAGTTTCATATATGCGTGTTAATTATAAATTGCTCACAAGAGGGTGGAATGTTCCACCCCCATAGAGGAATTTAGAAAGTTTTAGCGGCATATACAGGTATATACCCTTCAACGCCCGCAATGAGTATCCTTAAGGCATGAGTTGTATTCCCAGCAGGTTCAGCAACACTAGCCTCGATACATTTATCCGTAGCAGCGGAATTGAATGAAGCAAAATTTGTTATATACTCTGAGCCTAACAAATTTATTACATTGTCAATAACAACAGTTCCCGCAGATGCTCCCTGAAAATGAGATAATGTTCCTGTGGTCGGATTGATTAACCCCGTTCCCATATACGAAGCAACACCAGCCATTGTTCCGACTAATGTGTTAGCTCCTGCACCACTTAAAACACCTGAAAGCCCTGCAACACTGACAGCAGCTCCGTTAAGTGTCCCTTGTAATTGGACTTCACCAGTGACACCAGTGATAGCACCTGTTGTCAATGTCATGCTACCAGCAATAGCCATAGCATTGTTATTCGCAGAAACGCCATCAGGTGTCCCCGCACCTCCTGTCGGTTGGTAAGACCAGTAATTACCTGAACCCACTACCGTTCCAGTGGTATTCACAAGCTCACCTTTAAACTCATTAGCAATATCAGAAGTTGTAAGGTGGTTGTGCAATTTTAAGGTTGGAGCAGAGCTAGAGGTTACATTTCTTTTGAATTGCCCTGTTTGGGACACTACTTGTACACGGGAGCTTCCATCTGGGCTTGCAACCCAGAATCCGTTACCCGTACTAACGTGTTCATATTTATGTGACATTTTAATTTAAGTTAATTAATAGGTGGGGGAATTTCACCCCCACTGTCATATTTTAGGTATACTCAACACCTTGTTTATGGCTTATCTAAGCCTTAAACTGTACCATCAGAGCCGTACCAGTCAAAAGGCATATTCACAATGCCCTGTTTCCAGAAGCCAGTTACGTTAGAACGGATTGCTTCGTTGTTTTCACGGATTGGGTCACGCATAGCTGGGTAAGCACCGATACCTACTTTTAAGGAGTTATCAAGAGATGAATCCCTCATAAACCAGTACGCCTTTTTAGCGGATGTGATATATGGGACTTCAACTATTTTGAAAGTACCTTCATAGATATTGATGTCTGCTACGTGCGCAGGTGTGATACCGAAAGCGAACAGTTTCTTAGCCAGACGTGCGTTAGGAGAACCTTTCTTAACTATGATTGTGTCGAAGTTAAGAGGCATTGGTTTGCCAGAAGCATCAGTGAAAGCACCAGCGTATTCGAGAGCAGTGTCTACTTCGCTCTCAGTGAAAGCAGCGGTAATACCGTTATCGAAAGTTGTACCTGTTGACCAAGTATGCGACCCGCAAAGCACAGCAGCGTCAGGAGCAGCGTAATAAGTGGTTGCGAAAGCGAAGTTCAAAAATGTGAAGGCTTCTGTCAAGAGCAAATTTACATTGTCTTTCAAAAGCTGGTTGCGTTGTCTCATCAGGTAGGAATCTACTTTAAGAGTCGCATCTGCACCATCACGTCTCCACATTTTTTCAGAGAGGATGATAGCACCGCCGAAGCGGTTTTCTGTGATAGTTACAGTGTAACCATCTTCAAGAGCTAAAACAGGAGGAGTCTCAAGTTCAGCAAGTTTGCGTGAACCGTTAAGACCTTCTGTCGAAGTGTAGATTTCAAACACTTCTGAGGTATTATAGAAATCGAAAACACGATTATCCATATATTCCTCAAGTTTATTTTTTACAGCGTTGTCAAAGGATTTTTTGATACCCTTGACAGCCTGTAAAGCGTAATCTTGACTAGTCATTATTATTATGTTTAAATGTTAAATTGTTTTAAATAATTTATGGCTTCAACGAAAAGTTCTATGTTGTCTCCAAGCAGACCTAGTGCGGTATTACATTTAGAACATAATAACCCCCTAACCTCGCCAGTAGAATGACAGTGGTCTACACTTAGTTTCCTACCAGAGATGTCCGCTTTGTGACAGATAGCACAAACATTATTTTGTTCTTCAAGAAGTTTGTAATAATCTTCCTTAGTAACTCCATATCGTTTGACTAAACAAAAATTCCAGATATTCTCTCTTTCCTCCTTGGTTTTTCTCTTATCACTTCTGCAAAATTTGCATACAGTATCAAGTCCATTCCAAGAGTGAGATATTTTTCCAAAATTTTCTGGCAACTGGTATTGTTTGCATTTACCACAACACCACTTACCATCTACTTGTTGTCTTCGTTTTTGCTCATTCATTATCTATTTGCGTATTATCTATTTGCGTGTATTTTTTAGTTTAGAATAAAGGTTTGTTGATACGCACCTTTACGTTTGAAGTAGAACCAGCAGTGCCAGCAGTGTTGGAAATATCGACTTTAAGTACATCCGTTGTGGATTCCCCAATGTCAATAAGTTGTGCGGCAGTAAGGTCTACTTCGAGTCCTTTGTCAGTAACGGCAAAGTTTGCGTCAGATGTACCAATGAGAGTGAAGTCGTTCCCGACAGTCACTTCACAGGTTGTCTGACCGTCTGCTGCCCCTTTGGGACACCAAGCGATAGCGGCTGTTGCAGCAACAGCATCTATAGCCAGACCAGAAGTCATACCAGCGAAATCGCCAGCAGGAATTACGGTAGCTGATGCCTTTGCAACTGTTACTAAACGGACTTTCTCTCCGTCAGCTAATTTAAAAGCCATTTTATAGGTTTGTTAGTTAAAATAAAGGTTTGTTGATTCTGCATTTTACAGCAGAAGCAGAACCCACCACACCTACATCAGTGCCGATACCAACAACCAAAAGGTCTGTACCTGTTGTGTCGCTGACATCAATATACTGAGTCGTGTCGTCTATTGTACATACGGTCGCCTGATGGGTGACTAAATATGTTGTGTCTAATGTACCCCTGAGTGTAAAGTCGTTACCGACAGTAACCTCACAGGTGACATCTACTCCAGCAGTTCCAGCAGCGTGTCCTTTCGGGCAATACGCAGTGGCAGTGGAAGCAGCTAAGGCTTTAATGATTAAACCAGTATCGAGTGCGACTAAATCACCAGCGGCGATAACGGTATCATAAGCAATGGTAGCAGTCACCAAACGGACTACTTCTCCGTCGTCTATTGTGAATCTCATTGTTATTTATTTAAAGGTTAAACTCTGAATGTAGGAGGAAGATTCTTGTTGAATTTTGCCTCCATAGCGGTCATCTCTGACCCCTTATCAGCTTTCTTCGAGACTGACTTACTGTCGCCAGCCTTGCTAATCCTCTCCTGAACTTTTTTAGTAACCTTATCGGTTTCTAAATTCTCGTACAGGTCAGGTTCGATTATTGAGAGAGCTAAGTTTAGAGCTTGCTTGTAATTGTCGGCAGCTTCCGACCTTACAAGACTCCTAGCTTTATCGTCTAATCTTTTTTTAATATCACTGAACTCAATTCCAGTCATGCCGAGTTTATCCTTGAAACTTTCGAGTGCCTGTTCGCTGTTAGAACGCTCTAGTTGTTCCTTAACAGCTTTCTGAACTCTGGTTTCGATGTCCTCGTCATCGTGATTTGTGAGTGTGATTTCTTTGAAACGCTTTGGAAACTGTGCCTTAATCCTCTGTGCGAGTTTAGGGTCAGCCTCAGCTATTTCTAATAATTTCTCTGGGTCTTCCCCGATTAATCTGGACACGATGTCCTTTAAATTAGAGAAGTCAGAAAGAGGAACAGTTGGGATTGAAGGTTTTTCAATCGCTTTTTCCTCTTTATCACTGGATTCTTCGGTATCGGTTTCTTGTTCAGTCTCCGTTTCCTCAGTTTCCATAGAAGCCTCATCAGCTTCCTGCTGAGTGTTCGTATCTGCCTCAGCTTCAACGTTGTCCTCAGTAACAACTTCCTCACCCGCAGGTGGAATTTGTTTTTTCATAATGATGTTAAATTATTCCTGTCTAATTGACAAGATACAGAAATGTTTTGAACACGCAAACAAAACATCTCTGCATTTTACCAATTATCTCTTATACTTCTTTTTAGCTTCCTCCATAGCATCTTTACTTCGGAGGATTTTATCGCACCTGTCTAGCTGCATTACTAGGTCGTCGTACATCCGTACACTAATTGACCACCCCATACGTTTCCCGATAGTCTCCTCTGGAAAATGTATCAGTAAGTCGGCATTTTCGTCTGCCTTGGCTTTGAACAGCTTTTTCAGGATTACAATTACCTCGTTGTCTAAGTTCTTGGCAATTAATCTCTGGTCTGCCTCTGTGAGATTCTCTGGCTTGAAAATATAACCTCTGCCGTGCTTTAGCTTGTCTATAGCGTCTGCTAAATCATGGATTATCTCCTCTGCACGTTTTAACTGTTCTTCTGTATTCCCACGTTTGATTTCTGTCTCGTATAATTCGTCTGCTAATATTTTACGGGCTATTTCTTTTAACATTTGCGTGTATTAGTTTATAAACCTGTATCACCGTGACCGATTTTTGCCGCTCTGGATTTTACTCTGCCCTGTAAGCTCGTAGGCGGTTCGTCTGAGCCTCCTAACGGCTTGAGTACGTTACCCATAGCTTGGTCTTGGCTCTGTTGTGCCTGTTGTGCGTCTACCTGCCCTTTTTTCTGTTTGTCCTCGAAATATGGGTCTGCTGCGTTCATAGCGTGGAAAGCTAATCTCTCCATCATAAGTTTTTTGACTGTGGCTGGAGCTGTCTGGAACTCTGGGAGTTTCATCAGCGACCTGAATATCATCAGATACTCAACTGGTTTGTAATCTTCTGGCATAATCGGCTCGAAAGGTATCTGTTCTGACACCAGAATAGCTTTAAATTCTTTTCTGGCTGGGTGCTGGTTATCTTCTGTCTCCTGCATAAGCCTAGGCATTACTTCTGACTGTTTAAATCCTGCCATCTTAATTGTGTTCTTGGCTAAGGTGGCAGTGTCCATCATAGAGGCTGCATTTGGTATTCTCGCCAAAGAATCCAGCATCTTGTCCCATTTATTCTGCTTTACGGTGTTCGCACCGCTGTCTGCGTGTGAACTCTCTATAGTAACATCCATAAGTATCTGTATATCATCTGGCGTTACGGTTAATTCCGAATATGCACCTTTTTGGGGGACTAATCTCTTTAGTTTCTTATTTTTAATCTGTACACTCTGTACTTTATAATCGTCTATACCTATGGTCGGGTATTTGGACTTCTCTGTTGTAGTCCCGTTTGGTCTGACAATCCTCTCTACACGTTTCTGTGGGTAGTATTTCTGGATATAGGCTAATCTTATGATAGCCAAATCCCTAAGTCCGTGGCGTTCGTTCCACAGGACTGTCATTTTCAAAATCTTCTCCTGAATCTCAGCTTTATTCTGAGTCTGGATAGCCAATTCAGAACCCGTATCTACGAGTGCCTGAATATCTACACCTGTGACCATAGTGATAATCTGTATCATCTTGTCAATGGTATAGGTAGCACCCTGTGTGATGTCTGGCTGTCTCAGGAATTGTAAATCGTTGGTGAGTCCGTTACCCGTGCCCTTGTACGGATAGGCTGCACCTGCGTAATAATCTATGGTATCTGGCAGAAGTTCTCCTGTGGCTGCGTAAAACAGCACTGGGTTCACTGCGAGTTCAGCCTGAGCCTCTGTCATAGTCAACATCCTGTCAAGAGCCTCCTGCGGGTGTCGAATAAGGATAGGGATACCCAATCCACCGAAGTTCCCCGTAGGAATACCGACTAATTTACCGTATGGCAGCCATTTCTCACCGCAGATATACGGTTCATCCATTTCTCCGTCATAAATCAACTGTCCGTTCGCCATGATGAACTCTTTGTCTGTGAATTTCTCACCATCCCAGAATCTTTTGATTTTGTGTTCACATACTAGAACGTAGTCTCCGTCTGAGTTCCATACACCCTGTTTCCAGCCCCCTTGGTCTGACCATTTATCATCCCAAGCCACTCTGTCTGGCTGAACGTGTTTACTGGGTCTGACACTTTCTACGTTCATATACTTATCCCCGCCGAAGTCCTCACGGAACTTGGCTATGGACATGGTTTTGAACGTGATTGAATCGTTACACACATTGGCTACATATCCGTTTAAATGAATACCAGCCTCATCCCAATAAAAATCCTCTATATCTACTATCTCGGTGACTGTACAGAACTTTCCGACAGTTACACCGTCTTCTATCCTCTCGTGCCACTTCACCTGACCAATCGAGACTCCCTCGATATTAGCCTTGCGTTCCATTTCCTGATATACTGCATCATAAGCGGAAACACTTTTGTCGTATTTGTCTACCTGTTTGTAGATTTCTACTTTTCTGTTGTCGGAATCTTCGACACTTTTATAAATAGCCTCTGACGGGTTGTCATAAAGCATCACAAGCCTGTGGTCTACCACAGCCCGTGAAAGTCCAGTCTTAAATAGGTCTAAGTTGTCCAGCCGTTCCTCTGGGATTGAGTCGTACTCATCCCGTGACCACTTGGCAGTCCTGATAAGCTCCTTACGGTACTGGGTGTCCATCTGACTTCTCCTCTTTTCCGTATAATTCATAATCTCACACTCATCATCTGTGGGATAATGCTCATCAAACTCGAAAGAACCTAACGGTAATTTTACCTTAATGTCCTTTTCTAACTGTTTTTTCGGCTTTTTTATCATAATTGGTTAGTTTGAAACTGTGCTTCTTATCTCTTTTAAGGGGTCTTTTCTCCTCACACGACCTGACTTTTTCCATCTGGTTTTGTAATCTCCACCAGCAAAGTCGTCTACTAGGTCGGATATATAGGCTTTTGCATCCATTAAGTCGTCATTTTTGGCGGCTATTATGCCGCCGCCCATAGAATATAGCTCCTCCCACAGTAATTTAGTGTCATCTTCTGGGTTTTCTTTGTTGAATATCCTTCCCTGAACGTATCTAGCCTGTAAAGCACCCTTAATTCGGTCTATTTTACGCTTCCCACGGTGTTTTAGCTCTACTACGACTGGGTAAACGCCTCTTTTCTCACTTTCTTTCTTTAAAAGCGGTTTTAGCTGGTCATCGAAGGCTAATTTCTCGACTCCTATCTTTCTCATGTTAGGAATCTGCCAGAGTTCAAATATCAGGTCAATTACGCCTAAAATGTCCTTTTTATACCTCTTTGTGAGCCTGTTATACCAGTTTCCATCTTTATCTACGGCTTCCACGGCTACTCCTGTGTAATCCGAGAGCCCGTCTGCCGCCTGAGCCATATCCAGTGCTGCGTACAGGTTAAGTTCTTTGAATTTCAGGTCACTCTCCTTATAGGTCTTGGTGATGTCATCCCAGTGGAAGTCTCTCTCCTCCTCACTGATGGGTTCGTTCAGATATTCCTGATAAAAGGCGTTTATTCTCGCGCCTTCGGTCATCATCTCCTCTTTTTTCTTCTCTAATACCTCGTAAGTCAGATAATCCGCCCATAGTAGTGTGTGTTTGGGGTCGAATTTGTTATAGGCTTTAAAGATATTACCCTTGTGCTGGTTAATCAGGTTCAGAAGGAGGGAGTCGTAATGAAGGATAGTCCCACAGACCTTAACTGACCCTATCTGAATATCCAGCGCAGGGATAATACCTTTAGTATAATTATCAACGTATTTTACTCTTTGCTCAGGATTTCCAACGTGGACATCTATTTCAACGTCATCTACATAAATCTTGGTGGGTCGCCATGCTCCAGTCTTTAGACCACGGATAGTCTTATCAAAACCCACACCTCTCAATCGTACTCCGTTTATAAATATATCGCCTTTGGCATCTGGAGATTTTTCAGCCTCTACGCCAGTGACGGTTCGACCTATCATACCACCGTAGATTTTTTTGACAATCTCTGACGAGAACACCTCCCTTATGGTAGCCAGAATCTCACTTGCAGCTTCCCATGATTTTTCAATTACGGGGATGAACTTCTGAGTCCCGTTGGCGCACTCAAAGGCTATACACAGTTCTAGGATGGAAGTCTTACCTGCCCCACGGGGGAAGGCGTTGTATTCGTTTATCTTTGAAAGATTGCACCGTATAAGCTCCAGATGAGCGTCACAGCCCCTAGCTCGGAAGAACTCTGGCATACACAGATACCCCCATAGGTGGCATTTATGTACCATCTCCTCAAGACCTAACTCTGTCGGCACTCCGTCTACCGTCTCCCATACCCCGAACCAAGTGCGGATATAGTCCCACTTATTTTCGGACAGGAGTTTGGCTAACTGTGATTTTAGTTTCTCCCTTACGGGCGAACTTAGCGTGTACATTAATAATGGGTACAATTAGTGGCTACTGTATTCCCGCACGTCACAGGATATGGGGTAGTATAATTAGGAAAATTCCAAGATTGTGCATATATATTTATTTATCATATACTGACTGTCCTACTGTCGCCTGAATTACCTTACCTAGACGCATTTTAGCATCTTCTAGGTGTCTGAACGCCAGCATAGCATTGGCTATCTGTTCTCCTTTATCTTCCTTTTCTAACTCAGGAGTGTCCTTTGCCACAATATAATTTATCAGATCTAATACCTCGTAAGTCAGACACATAAGGTCTAATTTAATTTTTTCTGTCTCTTTCCTGAGATTATCACAGGCTGATTGTACATGACTCATAGTGTTTTTGGTTAATTATATTACTCAGATTTTTTTAAAAATTTTCTGCCCAGTAAAAAAATATACCCCCACCTCTTTTGAAAATCTAATGTATTAGTAGATAACATAATATTAGTTTTTGTCAATAACTTAATTTAATAATCTATTCTCAGACATCTCTCATTACATTGTACCCCTCACTCTCCACAAAAGTCATGCTCTATACCAGAATCATAAATGTAATACCAATATATATAACTCAATAACTATTAATATATATTTAAATACTAAATACTAAAAAGGAATAAAACCTATAGCGAAGCTACGCTTTAAGTGGGCGGTGGACAGATGTTCACCCATTGCAAGCTGTGCATTTGCTTTTATGTTCCTGCTTATTGCCTGTTATATAACCGCAGTTACTACATAGCCCTTTATCTGTTGCCTCTTTCTGTTGTTTTGTCCAAAGTTTTATGTTTTCTGGTGTGTATATATCTGACATAGTTTTTTGATTAATGTTGTCAAGTAGGCGGGGTGTTGGGAAAAATACGGGGTTTTGGCGGGATTATTTATACCCCTTGAGAGCTAAGATACATTATACAATGCTTTCAGTATATGTATATGGGTGTATAAGAGCTTGAGAGTGTAGGATATATGATTATAACATATTGGGAATACTGAGCTTTTGGGAAACGTGCGGATTTGTCCGATTATCTGCTTTTCTGATACGTTTCAGGCATTATTTAAGAACTTATCTAATTGCTCTGAGCTTATCTCTGTTCTCTCTGTAACTCCACCGCTTAGTAACTCTTTAAGCTTGGCTATCCTCTCCAGGCTTGCCACTGTGTCTTTGTACTCTCCGACTATGTTATGTTCTTCTATATGTTTTAATAGTCTATCTCTTTCGTTTTCTAATCTTTTTATAAAGTCCTTTGCTTTTTGCTTATATTCAGGTCTATTCATGGTCTCATTTACAGCGTTTACTTTGGCCGAATCTGACACGGCTAAACTGCCCGCTTTCGGCGCGATGTTTATTTTCTTTTCATTATTCATTATTCCTTTTATTACAGTATCTATGTTGATTTTACCTTGTGGCTTATTCATATATGCTATTGCTTATTGGCGGGATTTATGTTATAATTGTAATTGTTGAGAGTGCAGATGATATGCAATTTTCTTGCTTGATTTGCTTGCTAACCGCTGAAGACTTTGGTATAATGGTTATGTACATTTATTTTTTAATACATTATATATGATACGAATAAAATTATTATACAAATTAGATACAATGTTTAGTGTTTTATGCGTTAAGAGTTTGAAAAGAGGCTTTATAGACGCATACAGAGTACCGAAACGGAAATCAGATGAATTATCAGAAAATGGCTTTTGTTATATGACTATCAATAAAAATTATATTTATTAACACTTGCAATTAAAATTTACTTGTGATATAATTTAATTACTTTATAACTTAACTCTTAATCAATATGTTCAAAACCATTTTAAGGCTTATATCTGCGCGGAAAGTTATTTTAGAAGATACACCACAATTAACAAGAAAGATTGTTAAAAAAGGTTTATTTTCTACTACTTGTACAACTACATTCAAACGTTAATTATTTAATAACCTAACCACAATTATATGATAACAATAAACAACATGCCAAAAGGATTTTTATACAATGAACGCCGTATTTATTATATGGACTGTGTAGGTAAAGATAGTGGATTTGATAGGTGGCGGATATATGGCTATTATGAAAGCCACAAAGCAATAACAATATTTTTACCTTCTGAACTTGAATATAATCAATTTATAAATCTTTATAAATTCCATTGCTTTGATAACTTCGCAGAATTTGACGCAAAAATTAATTTAATAATACAAAACTTTTAATCATTAACCCTTTTACTATGTTTTATAAAATACTTACTTTATTAATTTGTGCGTTTATGTTCGCTTTGAGTGTTTATTTTACTAATTTAACCTTTTAATTATATGGGAGAATATAGACTAAAATCTAATAATGGCAATGGGGCAAATTATTTAATCAGACGTGCAATAGAAAATAAAAAACATTTTGTTATTGAGATTTGCTTTGGGGATAGAAAATATCCAAATGTTATTAGTGGTAGATATTTAAGATTAAAAGACGCTAGACAAGCCATTTCAGACTATCAACATAATTCTAATAGTACTTTTTGGGGCAACGTTTATTAAATATGAAAAACGAATTTAAAGACATTATAGAGGCTTTGGAAGTGCGGGCCGACTATCTAAGCCAAAACGCTATCAAACGCAAGGAACAACGGATAAATGATGTCCGAGAGGTCATTAATTGCTTACTCCATTTATCAAGAGTGGAAAATCTGACATTTATCAGAAACGATATAAATAAACTACTTGCTAAAATTAAATTAAAATATCATTTATGAAATATAAAATACTTGTAATTATTATGGTCGGATTTATTTACATTATAACACTTAAAATATTTAATATTATTTAACTTAATACTATGAGCGAAAAAACACAAATTGCGTCTCCTCTGGGAGCTGAGAGACAAACAAGGCGGGCAAATTCAAAGCTTAAACATTACAGCGAGACAAGGGATATAATTCAGAATTGCTTAGTGGAAAAATTACTATCCTTCGACGAAGTCTCTATAAATCATCGGGAATATATATTATCCCTGCTCAATCAACATAACGCTTAATTGACAAATTGGCTTTTCTCTTTCCCGATGTCTATTTATGTTGTAATTGGTCAAAAGTGGGTTGGTTGTTTGATACCAGAATCGACGCAGAGCCCCTTTTTAGGCGATTTAAGACAAAAATAATCAAAAGGGGTATCTAGGTAGCCTGACGCATATCGCGTGGCTTAAATCGCTTAAAACGGGTACTTTTTAGCAAGTGAACGTATGTTCACCATTTGGTGAACTTTTGTTTACCTACACGAAATGACGTTTTAGAAAACTACTTTAGAAAACTACTTCGCTGGGTGTTTTGGGTATAAAAGTGATGATTTAAAAGAGCTATTTTGTTTTTCGTTTAGCGACGCTTCGCTTTGGCATTTCAGGCACATTCGCTATGAATACATCTGGAATATCAATGCAACTTTGCTTTTTGGGGTGCAATTTTTCGGGTGCAACTTTGGTGGTGCAACTAGCTTCGCAGGGGGCGCACATAATGTACCTCCCACTATTTTTACCGCATTTTGAACATTTATTTTGCATTTTTTTCTATAGAACGTAGTTCAACTGCGTTTCTTATTGTAGGAAATCCGTTTTCAACTTTGTTTAGTAATTTGACTTGCCTTGCCTCTCTTACTAATTCGTCGTGCATCTGACGGCGATTCTGAAATTTCATTTGGTGCAAAACATAATAGCCTCATTTATATCGAGTTCGTTTACCCCCTCATCAAAGTTTATTTGAATTGGCATAAATTAAAGTTTACCTTTTCTTAACTCTAAAATTCTTTTGGCTTCTAGTGCACAATTTCTTAAATCAGTAGGCGTTTTACCATACCAATATTTTAGAAATTCTCTGGCATTATCCACATCTTCATCTGTATATGCTCCGTCATGTATTACTCTTATCATAAATTATGCATAAAGTCCTATTATTTCTAAATGTCTTTTTGCTACGCCAGCGCAGGGAGAAATAAAGGGTAAGTTCAACGCTACACTGGGGTCTATATCCTCTCTGTGTCCAATCAGATAATCTATCAGCCCATTGTGGTCGTATTCCTTTGTCCCGTCTGGCAACACCTTAACCCACCTTGAGTAGTCAAGCGTCATAGCCTTTTGCTCTGAAAATTCATCTTGCCACCTCTTACCGTTAAGCCAGTTATTAAGCTGGGGGATAAACTGCATTTCGGTATTATCCTTTCTCCATTTCTCTATATGTTTGGGTACTGCCTTTACTGCCAAATCCCTTTCCTCGTCTGTCATGTGCAACCACTCTACCCCTGCATAATGCTTCTTTAGTTTATTTGGGTACATTCCCCATATTTTGTCAAATTTCTGGGTCATATCTATTTTTTCTTCGTTTTTATTTTCGTTACCCATAGTCGTAAAATATGATTTAATCTATCGGATCGAAGGCGTGATTATCTGGCTCTATATATACAGAGGGTACACAAGAATCTTTTAGTAATTCTTTTTGTATAAGAATTGACCTCGCTTCCTGCGGTGTCATTCTTTCTTTCTGTACCTCAACTTCGAGATAATCCGAATATGTTTTTGTTTCGTTCATTTGTAGTACCCCTATACTACAATAATAGCATACTCATGGTTTTCTTGTCAAGGGGGTGAACCAAGACAGAGGTGATTTTGTACTGCTATAATTCTAAAATATGTTATAATCAGGGCTACTAACTCTTTCTAAACTCTTTCTTACAAACTCGCTCCCGCTCGTTATTTTCTCGCAAAAGGCTCGAAAATAGTTTATCTTTTTATCTTTATATTAGCCCTTTTGCTCTTCCCGAGACACGAGGGAGCTAAAAGCCTGAGGAGTATTCCAAAGACACTTATCTATTGCTCTTATAGGGATGTCTCTCCCGTAGCTAATTAACCTTAACTCTCACCTACTACTGCGTTAATGCAGGTAGGGGTAATATATAAACGCAAAAGGTTATCAGATTTAACGTCTATATCAGTAAAAGCTCTTCCCGATTATACGTCCTGTCGCTTTTTCACTACCGCCTTACGATTGGCTTCCGAGGGGGGATTGGTAGTTTATGCCTGTCTGCCCTGCCCTCAGTATTTAGTTTAATTGGAAAATAAAAGTATAGTCCTTCTATATATGTATACATAACAGCTTCAAATTTGTTACACTAAATTTAATTGTGGCGGTTCGTATCTGCAATCACAGAATTTATCCTCTTTTATTTCTTCTTTCCAATTATTATATTTACATCTACTATGCGAATACCATATAGGATGTTCTTTATTGTATTCACAAATAAATGTTTCCATAAAAATAGTTGCTGTTCCCACTTAACAATAAACCTTATACATTTAAAAGTCAAGCACAAATCATGCTTATTCCTATGCTAACTCTCAAAAATATATAAAAAATGTACTGCAATAATCCTAAAATATGTTATAATATCAGTTAATTTTTTATTACGATTACATAATAATTATGAAACATAACAAGAGTTTTTAAAATAATATTCTTGACTTGCCCTAGATTATTTGGTATTATTCTCGTGTCAATTATTATTTAACCAAAACCAAAATGAAAGAGGAATGGAAAGATATAAACGGATATAAGGGGGTATACAAAATAAGTAACTTAGGTAGACTTAAAAGTTTACACTTTGGTAAAGAAAGGATTAGAATACCATCTCCTTGTAAATGCGGATATTTTTGTATATTATTACAATATAAAGGTAATATTAAATCTTATCGTATACACAGGTTAGTGGCGGAATATTTTTTGCCAAATAAATTACAAACTGTAAATCATAAGAATGGTATCAAAACTGATAATAGAGCTATTAATTTAGAATGGTGTACACAGAGCGAAAATTGCAAACACGCATATAGAACTGGGTTAAAATCACGACCCATAGGGGAATCACACCCAAATGCTAAAATAACAGAAGAACAGGCTAGTGAAATAAAAATAATGGGGGTCAGGTTTAATGCGAGGGAAATATCTAAAAAATTTAATTTATCTCTATCCCATATATCACATATAATAAGTGGTAAGAGATGGGGGCATTTAAAATAATTTATTTTTTAATTTTATCACCATGATTTTACAGGAACAGGCGCAAGCCTTAATAAATACCAACGCACCAGTATCACCTAATACTGTTTCATTACGTTACCACTTCGTCAATGAACGTGCATTAGGATTAGATAACCAGCAGATAGCCGACAAATTTAACGTCAGCTTAGACTTAATAGAAGAAACTGAATACGAGATAGAAGATGAATTTATAAATTAAAACATAATAAAAATATTTGTCACTTGCTTTTTATTTTCTGGTATGTTATAATGGTTCTGTCAGCGTGATTACAACGATAGCCAATAGGCATTAATTCGTTACGCTAATCACTACGACAAGTTCCTAAGACAATATTATTTAACCCACATAAATATGAAATACACTTTACACTGGCTGGAATTTTCCAGCGACCCTGATATGAGTTTATACCCTATCGGCTCAAAAATAACAGGTTCTTATTTCGGAGGTACACAGGAAATAGAGTGCTTTGATAGTTTTGAGGCTGATAATACAGAACGTGCTAAGGAGTATATCAGTGAAAATTATGACTGCGAAATCTGGTCTTGTGATGATGAAGCTGGCAACAAATTTACAGAGGAGGATTAAAACTGTCGGAAAATCCGACAACAACTTTATTTCTTAATTTTAATACTATGAAACTCACAAAAGAACAGAAAGCTAAACTAACAGATTGGTTAGAGTGGCAACAACTTCACTCTAAAGGACTAAAAAATATTAATGGAGGATTTACTTTAGTCAAAAATCTGAAACTCGTTAAAGGTGAACCCCCGCATGACTTTATCGCTTTATATCAGCTTACTTTCGGCGAGCAGTGCGGAGGAGTAGGAGATTATTCTACTACTTGCCTTAAAATAACGTATTTACCTAAGTCAACAGTTTTATCAATAATCAACCAAAAATGAAACATATTAAACCAATAGCAATAATAATCGGCGTAATTATATTTTCATTAGCCGTATATTATCAGCCAGTCAGCAAAACAGGTATAGCCATACAGGTCGGCTTATTGTGCCGTGAAAACCCTAGCAAGAACTGTGAAGCTATACACGACTACTGCTACGAGGCTCTGTATAAGGGTAATGAATGTTATTTACTTAATTCAGGACTTTAACCCCAACCATTATGTGCAAAGCATTTTCATGTTTAATAACCAAATCAAAAAGGGTATACTGGGAAGCTGGGTTAGATTCCCATTCCGATATTATTAAATTATTCTTAAAAAAGGATAAAGAGCTTAAAGACGATAAAGACCCGCCTTATAATACTTTTGCAAGCATAGAAATAACCCCTGAAAATAGAAATTATCTAAAACCTGATAAGTGGATATTCAAAGTGGATATGGAACGTAGACCAGAGTGGTTTTCACCTAAGCACGAAGAATTATGCTGGGCAGAATTTAATAAGTGGAAAAAACAGGTATATTCTTTGCTGGACTTAAAACAGATACTAAACCCCACACATCCCTTTAAAATAAAACCGCCTAAAATTAACAAAAAGCACTTAAAGGTATTATTACATTGGGTTTCTGTCAGGGATTCTGTCAGGGCTTCTGTCTGGGCTTCTGTCTGGGATTCTGTCGGGGCTTCTGTCTGGGATTCTGTCTGGTATTCTGTCAGGGCTTCTGTCTGGGATTCTGTCAGGGATTCTGTCTGGGCTTCTGTCTGGGATTCTGTCAGGGCTTCTGTCGGGGCATACATAGGTTCAATGGTAAAATTAAAAAAATGGGAATATGTAAAGTTTAAACATAAAGGTTATCCATTCGCAGACGCAGTAAAGTTATGGGATATGGGGCTAGTCTCAAGTTTTGACGGTAATATATTGAGATTGCATGGTGGTAAAAGAGCCAATGTGTTGTGGGAGGGAACTAAAAAGGATTTAATTGAACAATGTAAATGAAAAATCTATTGCAAACTGTCGGAGACTTTGATATAATAATGATAGGTGAGCATTATTCTGTAGCTTGGTTCAGGGTGGAATATAACGGGAAATGTATCTATGCCAGTCAGAGAGAGTCCGAGGCGGTGGCTTATGCGAAAGGAGCAACCGAAATAAAGTTTATAAACCCAGTTACATTAGAAAAATTAGAACATACTTCAATGGTAACGGGAGAGCCTAAAAACAAAATAATGAACTTAGCACTATCAAAAGGGCTGAAAGAAATAAAACATAATTTATATAACCTAAATTAAAAATATGAAAAAACTACTTTGCCCCTGTTGCGATATGGATATGGACTATAAGAAAGTAAACGGAACACACGTCTGGAGTTGCTCCGCCTGTCCGATAATGATGTTAGAATATTATTCAAATAAAGACCTTGTAAATTTATATTTAAAAATTAACCCACCCAAAAAATGCTTATCGAAATAAAGGTCTTAAACACCACAACTGGTGAACAGGTGTTCACCGCCTCCGCTCCAGATATAGATTCAGCCATAGCGGAACTAGGTTCTATCGAGAGGGCTATGGAGAGCTATCTATGTATTCGATGTTTCGAGCCTACCAACGAGATGAAATACTGCTGTGAGGACTGCGCCGAGGAAGCACAAAAAGACAGAGATTTAACCCAACAAGTAAAAGAATTTTAATTCTTAAAATATGTATTATAAAAATCTCGCTCAGGAACAGATAATGCTTAGGCTTATGGAAATGGAAGACAGCAGAATCACCAGAGACTACGAAGCCTTTAAACGTCTCGCCAGAGATATGATGAATGATAGAAAACACCCATCTTGGGACTGGATTAAGTAATTAGGGACTTGTCCCAAGTTTTGTCAAGTGAAATTTAGAAAATGATATTGACTTTCAAAACCATTACTATATAATTTAATTACAATTTAACCAAAATATTATGAAAAGAACAGTAACTTTAAATAAGATTTACGTCAACCGTGAATCAAAAGACGGTAAGAAGTATAAAACACCTATGGTGAGTATATACTTTAACAAGCCAGACGGTACAGAGCAACGAGCCTCTGGGTTTGTACAAGAGGGAAACCCTGCACTTGAGTGGCAGAAAGGAGAAACTATGGAACTGGATTTTGAAAAGAAAGGAGACTTTGTGAACTTCGTATTGCCTAAGCCAGTCGATTTATTGGCTGAACGTGTAGCTAAACTTGAACAGGCTGTATTCGGTGCTAAACCACAGCCAGTAGTGCCAAAGACCACAGTAGAAGTAGCCAAGGAGGTATTTGAAGTAGAAAGGATAAAAGCAGAGGATTTACCCTTCTGATGTTCACTGTACAACCCATATAGCGAACTATCAGTTTCGAGAGATGATTATAACATAACCCAATCCAAAATGATTCAAAAAGTAGTCGGTATAAGTTTCAATCCAACCAAAAATCCGCTTATAGTAAAAGGCTCTACCGTAGAGCTGATACACGATAAGGACAACCAATACAGCTCAAGGGCTGTGGCTGTACAGTTTGACGGTAAGACTATCGGACACATCGGAGAAAAGAATAACGAACACCATGAGGAGGTTTTTAACTCCCTACCTATAACCGCAACCGTACATACTATTTCAACTCTTGCTAAAGGCGAGACTTTCCAGAAATTTCAAGAGGGGGAAATCACACACTTGGAAATTGAGTTCCCAATAGGCTCGGATATTTCTAACGGTGTACATTCGTTCAACGAAGATGTAGTGATAGACTTCGACCCAAAAGAACACGAATACTTTTACAACAAAGTAAAATTAATGGGGGGGACTACCTACATAAAGAGATGGATTAAGGAGTTCGACAAGGATATGATTTCTGGGGTGGTTGCTAAGTCTCTGGGTGTCCGCCAGAAGGAGGTAGCGGATATGTGGGATAGCACAGGAGAGGTTGCTTCGCTGTACGGGAAGTCTATCCACCTTGCTCTGGAGCATTATGAGAAATTCAAAGACTTAGGTAAGATTATGCAGGACAAAAAAGACTTAGAATTTAACAAAGCCCTGCCGACACATCCTAGCCTAAGAGAAATCGTATTAGAGTTTACACGAAAATTCACCCATAAGGATGATAAAGTATTAACTGAAATACTGGTAACTAACGTGGAACGTGGGCTATGCGGATAAATAGACAGACTGGTTATAACTGGAGATAAAACTGCTAGGGTCGGAGATTACAAGGTAAACATTAATTGTGAGGAGGAGGGTAAAGATAAATATTTGGGACAGTTCGCTGAGTTACCTAAGAATAAACTATCCAAATACCAATTACAATTATCATATTACGCACGTTTAATGGAGTTATCTGGCTGGAAAATAGAGGGTCTTGACGTATATGTTTATGAGGATAAATGGAAACACTATCCTATGGAGGTTTTAAAGTTGGACTTTTAACAATTAACTAATTTTATATGCCATTTCCAACCGCTTTTGGAAGAACAAAAAGAAAAATAGAAACACACAAAGCGACCTAAGTAAGTCCTTAAACTTCTTCCATTGGAAAATGGACAGCTCTGGGGTATCACGCAGATGGTTTACCATCCTAAATTACCCCTCAGTTACGAGGATATAAGAAATGGTGTAGCGGAACGCACCTGTGGGCTTATATCTTCATAATTGGATTAATAACCAAATTATATGATAATCGAAATCAATAAAGACTATATTATAAAACCTACAGATAAACACAATATGACTGTTGTTAAAAACATAATCCCAGAAAAGGGTAAGCCATATTATAAAAATATAGGATATTATGGTTCTCTGAGTGGTGCGCTAAGGGGGTGTCTTAACAATCCAGCCATAATTATAGGGATAAAAGACAGAAAAGAGTTTGAAAAACTATTAGAAAGAATTGAAAATGTTAGTAAATCGTTAAAATAACGTATTAGACGATATTTAAGCCCCTTCATATTTCAAAAGGTATCAAAGTACCTTAAAGGTATTTAAAACGTCTAGTGATAACGTGGGGGAGCATAGCGTCGATTCTGGTATCAAACAACCAACCCACTTTATGCTAAAGTTCCAAGAAATCTTCAAAAATGGGTATATCCAATGCTTTGATGATTCTGGCAAGGGTCGTAAAGAACTGGTGCGGATATTCCCGATGTCGGATTACGAAAAGAATAAGGATTTATTGTGTGAGATTAATAGAGCGGGTGGTGGGATTTTCTTCACTCCTAATCCGTGTAGTGGAGGGAGGAGGGAGGAGAATATAACCTCTATTGAATGGATATATGTGGATATAGACGATATGTCCAAAGAGGAAATGCGAAAGCTGATTAAAACCTCCCCCATCATCCCGAATATCATAGTGGAATCCAAGAGAAGCTATCATTTGTACTGGAGGGTAAATTTTTATCCAATAAACTGTGGTCGGGATGAGCAGAACATCCACCAAGACCCTAAATCAGTATTCTCCCAGATTATCCACGGGCTTATAGGCTACTTCCACGGAGACAAAGCTATAACAAGTATAAACGAAGTTCTCAGGTTTCCAGATTTCTTTCACATGAAAGACCCGAAGAATCCAGTCGAGATTAAATGTATATTCCAGAAACTCTCAGAACCAATCCCAGCCAGCCAGATGTTATCCGCATATCCGTATACTCCGCCAAAAATAGAAATTAAAACTGTAACTTCGGATGACCCCATACTTGACAGAGTAAAGGCTATCCCGATTAAAGAAGTCCTTTCTGCTCTGGGTATAGAGACTAAGAATAACTTTATACTCGATAAAGGGGTAGTAACCTCGGCTTCCATAAATGAATCCAAGAACTACATAAACAGGTTCTCAGGCAAGGAGGGTTCTGGGTCAACCATAGACGCTTGTATAGTATACGGCAGAATGACCATCCAGCAAGCTATGGACTGGCTAAAGAAGTTCGCCCACATACAGGATGTGGATAAGATGATTTCCGAAAAGCCATCTGGTGATAAAATAGATTCAGAAGATAAGATGTTCACATGGGGTACTGAAAATCTCGATTCCAAGATAACCCCTATAGAAAAAGATACCTTTGCTATAATAGTCGGTCATACAGGGATGGGGAAGACTGCATACGCCTTTGATATGGCGGTTAAGAACGCACGTCTTGGACACAGAGTATTATATATGTCGCTTGAAATGAGTACGGATTCTATCTTAACTAGAATAGCCAGAGAGTGCGCCTGTATAGGAAAGGAGAGATGGAGAGACAAGAAACTTATAAGCCCGCACCAGAAAGAACTTTATAGGGGGAAAAAGAGTGAACTTCTGGCACTTGCCAACCTAATACCTATGGGGTTTAGCACGGAAGCTCCCCCAACGGTAGAGAATATAGGAGAAGTAATCAAAAAAATAAACCCAGACTTAGTGTTTATAGACAACTTTGACCTCATATCAAAACCTAATAATTTCTCAGAAGTAAAGGCAGAAACAGATGCGGTCAATAAAATACTAAACTTATCTAAGGGCTTACCTAAGCCGATTATGCTGATACATCACATGAGAAAGGCTGGCGGTAAAGACAGGGATGTTGTAGCGAGTATAGACTCTATGCGTGGGTCTGGTAAGATAGGTCACAACGCAGATACGGTTGTCATTGGACATCGTGCGCCGTATAACGATAATATGCTCCCAGAAGACAAGGCTATGTTTACAATCACCCAGATAAAAGACCGAGAATTCGGTATCGGGGGGCAGAGTACAATATTCTTCCATAAAGGTTCGTTCTATGACAAATACCAGATACCATCCTATGAGATAGCACAAGAAATATTTAACTAAAACATTATGCTTATAGACGATTTAGAACACATATATGAACGCTACCTTTCGGATGAGAAACTCGAAAGGGAACAATTAATGAGTCACGCCGACGAAGTTTTGTTAGAGCTTAAAACCTTCTCGGAAGAAGTAGACAGCAAGGATAACATGATTAAAGATATTGTCAAAGAGATAAGAGAAGCCCTGCTTGTACACATCAAATTATTCTCGGAAGGTACTATCCCTAATGAGACTTTCCATGAGAGAATATGTGAAGCTATACAAGATTATAAAAACTTATAGTGTCAAGTTATTTTATAATTTTCTTCTTGACTTTTAAAATGATATACCCTATACTTAAAATATGGAAAATCTAATTGCTGGGGAAGATATATTCACAGGCGACCCGCTTATAGTGCTTAATGGCTCTGTGTATAGAGCTGTCCGTGATAGGGAACGTAAGATATGGGAAATATGCGGGTATAAGTCAGAAGCAGAGGCATTGGCGACTATAAAAGGAAACATACCAGAAATCGTAAAACGCACAGCTAAATATCATAACGAAGAATAATAATGACTAAAACTTTTCAACCGATTAAAACACTATTAGCTCTGGGGGTTGTACTTCTGATTATAGGGTGTTCTGCGCCATCCGTAGCCTTTGGCGAAAAGATTGACAAAGCTGGATGGAATCAGCCTTGGGACATAACCTCCCCCACACTAAAAAACGGAAGCGTACAACAACAGTGTTATATACATTACGCTTGGAAATACCACGATATAGAATTTATTTATATGCTCGCAGGAGAGAACGGGCTATTCACTCCTGACCGTAAATCAGACGTTAAAAATGAGGATTCTTGGGGATTCTGCCAGCTTAACAGGATATGGCACTCGGACACTGTAGACGACCCAAGATTTCTGTCAGACCCGTACTGGCAAATAGACCAGTGCTACGAACACTGGAAGGGGGGAACTAAGTTTTACGGATATAATTCAAGATGGATTACTAAAACATTATTTGACCTTTAAATATATGGATGATTATACAGATGATATGAACGAAGAATTAGAACGCATAGCAGAAGAAGATATGCACGAAGATGATAGTTTTGTGGATGCGCTGTCTCAGCTCACGGATGAGGATATAGAACTTGTGTACCAGTATTCGGATTATCTGGAGACTTTCAAACGTAAGGCTATTGAAAAGTTCATTAAAGGGAGGATAGAACACTCCGACCAAGACCCATTACATCTGGATTTACAGAGAGAAATTGAGAATGAAGTAATTGACATCGTAAGCTATCAGTATTTACTAACTTTAAAATAATATGAAAAAATACTATAGAGTAATAAAAGACAAAGCAAAAGAATTATTATCTAAATCATTCAAATAATATGTTTACAAAAAAACACGCATTAGAGATAGTATCCAATTTAGACCTAGGAGAAGCTATAGAAGGAGAGGAGGGGGAACTTCTTATGGAGCATAACCCGTCTTTATTTGAAGCCTATACTGAAATAGTAAAAATGGCATTAACTAAATAACTATGGACTTACAAACAATTATACAATCGCTGGAAGAATACGTTACTTGGGTCAAGGAATCTCTTGACGAAGAAGCTATGATTTGGGGTTCTCTCAAAGCCCGTGAGGAACATAATGAGGACTTAAAAAAGATTAAACTAGCCTGTGTAAAAGGCAAATACGAAGGCTCTGATGCCTCCCAGACTACCCTAGCCACCAAAGACCCAGAGTATCTGGACTTTATAAATAAAAAGAATAATGACTCAGCGGAGTTCTACACGGCAGATTATAAAAAGACTCAGAAAGAGAAACAGATAGAAGTACTTAGGAGTTTATTATCATTTAACAAGGGTAGGATTTCCCAAGAGATATGAGAACACTTTGTGTTGGTGACATACACGGGGCGAATAAAGCGTTATCACAAGTGCTTGAAAGAGCTAAATTCACTGATAACGACACTCTGATTGTACTAGGCGATATTACAGACGGCTATCCAGAGACTCCTCAGTGCATAGAAACCTTGCTCGGAATCAAGAACTTAATCTATGTGATAGGCAATCACGATTGCTTGAGTGAAGATACCGAAGTATTTACAATGCAGGGTTGGAAAAGATATATTGATGTATCAAAAAACGATTTAGTAGTAGGATTAAATGCAAATGGGCTATCGGAATGGCAGAGAATAAATGAAATTATTATAAAGGAATCAGAAGGTATAAATGTGTTTGAAAGTCAAAGAGTGAGTATGGCAATTACTGATACCCATAGGATATTGCATAAAACCGTTGGTGGGTTTAAGTATAATACTGTTAAAGAGTATGACCCTAATAACAGTCGCTATCAAATACCTCTTGCCAGTTTTTCCAATATTAATAAAGATTCTGATGTTAATATTTCTGACTTGGAAATTCAATTAATGGCTTGGATATTAACTGACGGAAGTATAACCAAGAATGGAGATATTGTTTTGTACCAGTCAAAACTAGATACCTTGGATAGAATTGAATTAATTTTAAAAGAGTTAAAAATTAAATACAACAAATATTCTCGGCAACCATACATAAAAGAAATTTGTGGTAGAATATTAAAGAAGCAACCGCTTAGGAGTTATAGTTTGCACCTTCCAAGAATATTCAGCCATGAGTTTATAGATAAGTTTAAGATTGAAAAAAACGCTATTCCAGCTTGTTTATATAAATGTTCATATAGACAAGCAAGAATATTTATAGAGGAGACATTATTAGGAGATGGTAGCTCTTATAAAAAGGTGAATTGCCATATAGTATATGGGACAGAAAAATTTTTAGGGTACTTACAGGGTCTTTGTTCTATAAATGGTGTAGCCTGTACATTAACTAAAAGCAATAGGGGGGATTTTAGGCTTAATATGAATGAAAGCCTGTTCGCAAAATTAAGGGGAGATTTTAAAAAAGAAATTGGTAAAAAAAAGGTATGGTGTTTGTCAGTACCATTAACAAACTTTTTGGTTAGAAGAAATGGAAAATCATTTTTTACAGGAAATTCATGGCTCTGGGACTGGCTAAGGCTAGGTTTACGCCCGATTATCTGGACAGAGCAGGGA